TACCAGCACTAATGTTACCTGTATATGTAGGTAACAATGCAATAACATTAGCATACACTCTTGCGTTTGTATGATATAAATTGCTTGCAACTTCTGTTACGTCAGCAGTTGATAAGTTATTAACCGTGTTTTCAATTACTGCAGTTACGTTTGCCGTTGCACGAATCGTACCTGTTGCTGGATCATAGATAATTGTACCATCACCTGCACTAATTGATCCTCTTGCAAGAGCATTACTAAAATACTTGTTAGTACCTTCGGCTAAATTACTTGTAGTAAAGTTGCTTAATGTAGAGACTGTACCTTGTACATTACCAAATAACGTAGTAGCCGATAAATTTGCTAATCTAAATGACGCATGCGCGGTATTGATAAAGATGTTTGCGTCGGGTGCAGGATCGTAGTTATCAAATACTTTAAATGTTCCGTCGGTTGCATCTCTAAAGAAACCGGCATTATGATATACGCCATCGTTATAGTTAAATGCAATACCTAGATCCGGATTTGCAGATGGTGAACCATTGTTCAAATAAATCATATTGTCCGATATGGACAAATTATTTGAGCTGTGAGTTGTTACATTACCGTAAAAATTTACAGGCCCGGTAACATTTAATCCACCAAATGTAACATTTGAAGATGTGGATACATTTTGACCAATTGAAATTATACCTGATGCTGAATCAACTGCAACACCTGTTCCGCCAGATAATGCAGATCTTACACGAGAATTTGTGTAATAAAGATTGTTTAATTCTGTAACATTGGCAGTTGTAATATTTGCTGTTAAAGGACCGTTAACAACAATGCTACTACCGCTCAATGTAACAACGCCTGATGCGGAAATTACTATGTTACTTGTAGATGAAAGAATTGCTGCGCCTGATCCAGTTGCTATAAAATTGTTAGCAATTACGTTGCCAGTTGCAATAACATTTGTAGAATTAATATTGACTGCGCCAGCGGCAATCATAGTAATATTGCCGCTCGATGTAATTAATCCAGCGGATGCGCTTGCAGAAATAAATCCATTTGCTATTACATTGCCGGTAACATTTAAATTACCCGTAACGCTATTAACAGATACGTTTAATAAATTAGCAGAAATTCTACCATTTGCTGCAATTGAAATGTTATCACCAGCTAATGTAGGTAACAACTCAATAACATTAGATGCTACTCTTGCATTTGTATAGTATAGATTTGTTACTTCAGATATATTTGCAGTTGTTAAATCTGTAACATTTGCTTTAAGATTTAATAGCGGAGTAACATTCGCCAATACTCTTGCATTGGTAAAGTATAAATTTGTACCTTCTGCTAAATTAGCAGTTGTAAAATTACTTAATGTTAAAACAGTATTTGCAACATTAGCAGTTAATGCAATATTTGCAAAATTAGCATTTGCAGCAAAAAATGCAGTATTAGCAACAAGCGAACTTTGAACTATTCCCAATATGGTATTGGCTACATTCGATAATTCGGTGGATGAAACAGTAATTACATTGGGAACCCAATTTGTTCCGTTCCATATTAAACCATATCCAAGACCAGGGGCAAGTGTTACAGTATCTACATCCGCTAACGCATTAATACTTATTGCTGATAAATTTGCCGTAGGTAAAATCCAAGCTCGTCTACCATCTACATTTGCTGATAACACATACCCATTGGCAGCAGGCAAGCCTAAGTCTGGTTCAGTTTCCTCTAGACGTATAAATTCATAACGACTAGCGCTTACATTGGCGCTAGGTGTCTTTTTTACTCTACCCGATATTAGTTTAGTCATTTGCTGTTTCTAATAAACTCATAACTAATTTTAGTGCGGTGTTTGCACTGGCAAAAGCTACCACCTTTTGTCCCGTTTCTAATACAAGCTTACCTGTTAGAACACTTGCAGAATCCTTTGTGGGAATCTCAAAATCTTTGGCCAATTCAATCTGTTGATTTGTTGCTGTACTATGTAATAGAGTAGTTGATACCGTATTATTACTCACATTAGTTACTTGCAAAGATAAAATAATAGATGTTTTTAACGCAGGTGCGGTATAAATTACATTAGATTGTGTTGTAAGATTTGATGTTATTGTTTTAAATACGTTTAATGCTGTTGCCATTTATTATCCTTCGATTGCTAGTATATACGGTGTCATAACTGCAAACAATGCCTTATTGAATGTTCTACCTGTAATTGTGCCGTCAACTCTATTTATAACCAATCCTGTACCAATTCTAAAATCGCCAAGCTGGTCGGTACTAGTAAAGTATACTTTTCCTCCGCGCAATTCGGTAACTTCATTTTCCTGTATTGGTACGCCACCTAAATAGGGCAAAGCGGTTGCAATAGTAGTACCAGAACCAACATATTCAAATGTGTGTCCGCTGGATGAAATATAACTTCCTTGATGGAAAGAAACTGTAGAATTGGCCAACAAAGACTCATTAACTACTTCTAAAAATGTAACTGTACTAGTGTTGCCAATTAATTCAGTTGCACCGCTAACGGTATAGAATGTGCCAGCACCATTGCTAATATTTGCCCAATTTTGATTTACAAATCCTATTACTTCAGCAGTAATAAATTCTCGATTAGCTAAAACTAATTTTGTAGCATTAATAATGTTGGTATTAGAACTAGGAGTAAATGTTATTGAAGTTTTTGCAGGCGCAACATTGGGTCCTAGTGTGACAATATTTGCAATTAATGCCACATCAGCTAATAATAGATTTGCTTCAGCCGACGTGGCGTATGATGCTGCTGTGGTATTTTGAGTTATAGCTGTTTGATAAACATTGGCAATTACGTTGCCTCTTACAATTTTATCAACAAGATTTCCAATAAAATAATATGCTGCTCCTGTTTGAACAACTTGGTCATTAATTTGTGTATCGGTTGCGTCATATTGATAATAATATGTGCCTGCTTGAACTGCTTGTCTATTTCCACCATGTAATAGATCAAATCGAATACTATCTAAAATAAATCCAACATCTCTAAAACAAGTATTTGCATTATATACAAATTCCGGATATGTAGTATTTACAAACGTAACAACTTCAGATGCAATAAACACATTATTAAGATACAATAAATTTGATGCATGATTTACAAATGCATTTGTATTTGCAGGATAACCATTTGGAACAATTAAATCTGATACGCCTACAGTTCCATCACTAATAATACTAGTTATTAAATCAAATTCTGTAGCAATCTTAACATTACTTGCGGGATCTGCAATTAATGTGGGGCTTGTTGCAAATTGTTGAACGTTTGCAACTTGATACGGTGAAGTAATTCTTATATTTGCAACAATATTTGTTGCAAGTGATTTGGCATAATTAATTGCCGCAATTGTTTCTACACCTTGATTTGGTATAGCGGAAGTAGGTTGTGACCAATATTGTAATCCTGCAAATGTTGATTGAGTATTACTATTATATCCCAAATCAATTGCCAAAGAATCAACAATTAATCTAGTATCTCTTGCACATTTTGTTTGATTATAATTTGCAAATATTGCAGCATCACCATAATTTGGTTTAATTGGTAAATTATAAATCACTACACTATTAGTTGCTTCTACGGTTGCATTTGCTACTTTTCCAAAATATAATGGTTCGCTTACTCCGTCTGCCCACAAGCCATATGTACCAAAAGCCGCATTGGAATTTGTAATTGAGCAAAATCCACCATTTTCACATTTAATTGCAATGCTACAACAAATTGTGAACACAGATACTAATTGAGTATAACCTCTATTTAGCATATGAATGCCGATGCCGCCTTCATTCGTTTGTGTGTACGCATCACACACCATAGAACGCAATCCGGTAACATACCTACCATCTACACGCATACCTGTACCGGTAGTTGTAATAGAAGAACAATTCTGTATATATGGACTGGTTACAATAGTACCAGCAGATCCATTTGGATTATATGAGAATGCGGCCGCTGGCGATACGTGGTCTCTGAATGTAATACCTGTAACATAACTCGCATTCTCAACATAGAACATATCAACACTTGGTTGCGTTGGTCTAATTGTAGTTGTTCTTAGATTATCTCCCACTAATGCAACACGTCTAGGTATTGTTACGGGTTGATTGTATAATCTGTAATCTCCGCTCTTTAAGAATACGGTTGTCCATTCTGTGGCCGCAGCCAATGCCACGTGTATGTTAGCAAATGCGTTACCCGTTGTTCTGCCGTCATTTGCATCGTTACCATTTTGTGCAACGTATAAAACATTAGAATTAAATCTAGATACAAGTGCTCTTAATTCTGCAACGGTTGGTTGAATTGCAGCCTCAACTCTTGCATTGGTATAATATAAATTAGAACCTTCGTTTACATTAGCAGTTGTAAAATTACTTAATGATAAAACAGTATTAGCAACATTGGCAGTTAATGCAGTATTTGCCGTATCTGCTTGAGTTGCCACATTGGCTCTTAATGCAGTATTAGCAGTATTTGCAGCTGCAGCAAACGATGCAGTAATTGCAGTAGGTACCCAAGCGGTGCCGTTCCAAAGTAATCCATATCCTGCGCTTGGAGGAGTTGTGACTGTGTCTACATCCGCTAATGCGTTAATGCTTGCAGCTGTTAAATTGGCATATGCTCTGGCATTTGTAAAATATTGGTTGGTGCCTTCTGCAAGGTTAGATGTTGTTTGATTTGATAAACTGCTTACAGTACCAGTAACATTACCAACAAGGGACCCATTGACAGTTAAATTGCCAAAGATACCATTGTAGGTTACATTTATATTGTTTGCGGTCAGGTAATCTACGCCATAGACGTTACCTGAAACTCTTAACCCTGATTTTACTCTAAAATCTTGCATTACTAATCCTGTTGTATGCCATTATTTTTATTTTTCGGTATATGTAGCACCTGTCAATTTTACCGTAACTTGTATTGCTGGATCTGAAACATTTCCATAAATTATAACATTACCAGTATTTATGCCTACCTGGAATGATAATAGATCTAAATTATTATCATTTGACATCATGGCATATTGAGTTATAAAACTATTAGTATCATCATGCATTACCAATAATTCACCTGAATTATATTTACCGGTATATCCCGCACTTGTACCTTTTGCAGTATATACGTATTTTGCAGTTGAATATGTAGAAGTACTAAATCTTGTTATCTCTACATTTCCAGTTGTTGTAATATTTGCAACTATTGCGTTGGATTGCCCAGCAGTAGATTTGATGAATTTAGTTCCATCCCATACCAATGTGTCATTTGGTTGTATATTTGAAATATCAACGTCTGCAAACACATTAATGCTCATTTGCGTTACATTGGATAGTACACGAGCATTGGTATAATAAAGATTATTTAATTCAATAATATTAGCAGTTGTTAAATCTGTAACATTAGCTTTTAATCTTAAATTGGATTCAACTTGTGCATTAACTCTTGCATTGGTATAGTAAAGATAATGAGGTCGTTCAACTACAGTTATTGTACCTACCATTGAACCATGGATTTGACATATGTAATAATATGTTCCAGGAGCAATACTAGAAGTGTCCCAGACTACAGTATCAATTGCGGCACCGTTATTGCTAACACCGGTAGTTACTGCAGATCCTGTGCCAGTTACTGGGGCAGTCTTTATCCAAAACGGATGCCCAGACGCATTAACATTAAATACTAAAACAGTGCCTACTTGAACAGTAATAGCTATATTATTTCCAGAACTGTACCCTGTAAACACATAGGCGCTGGAACCCGAAGCAGTCACACCATATGTTCTGTCTGTTACAGTAGAAAGACTCTCTATAACATTAGCAGTTGTTAAATCTGTAACATTAGCTTTTAATCTTAAATTGGATTCAACTTGTGCATTAACTCTTACATTTGTGTAATATAGATTAGTACCTTCTGCTAAATTGCTTGTAGTGAAGTTACTAATTGATAACACAGTATTTGCTACATTGGCAGTTCCGGCAACATTTGCAAAATTAGCAACATTGGCAGTTCCGGCAACATTTGCAAAATTAGCAACATTGGCAGTTCCGGCAACATTTGCAAAATTAGCTTCGGTTGCAATTGATGGGGAACCTGCAACAAAAGATGTTCCATTCCAAATTAATATGCCGTTGTTGCCGATACCTGTTATATCTACATCCGCAAATACATTAATACTCATTTGCGCTACATTAGATAGTACGCGAGCATTGGTATAATATAAATTATTGCCTTCTGCTAAATTAGCAGTTGTAAAATTACTTATTGTTAAAACAGTATTTGCTACATTAGCAGTTCCTGCGGTGTTTGCAAAATTTGCTTCGGTTGCTATATTGGCTGTACCTGCCGTGTTTGCAAAATTAGTAACTAATGATACATTAGCGATTCCTGCAACATTTGCAAAATTAGCAACTAATGCTACATTGGCTGTACCAGCAACATTCGCAAAGTTTGCTTCCGTTGCAATTGATGGTGAACCAGCAACAAAAGATGTTCCATTCCAAATTAATATGCCGTTATTACCAATGCCAGAAATATCAACATCTGCAAAAACATTAATACTCATCTGCGCTACATTAGATATAACACGCGCATTAGTATAATATAAGTTATTTAATTCTGCAACATTGGCAGTTGTTAAATCTATTACATTAGCTTTTAATCTTAAATTGGATTCAACTTGAGCATTAACTCTGGAATTAGTGTAATATAAATTGTTTAGTTCTACTACATTAGCAGTAGTTAACTTAGGGTTAACATAAGATTCAACTCTTGTATTGGTATAGTATAGATTGTTTAGTTCAACAACATTAGCAGTAGTTAACTTTGGATCAACATGCGAGTCAACTCTTGCATTTGTATAATATAACTGCGTTCCTTCTACTAAATTAGTAGTACTAAAATTACTAATTGTAGATACAAATCCAGTTACATTACCAATTAGGTTACCTTCATACGTTGTAGCTACAACATTTGCTAAACGGAATGTAGCGTCTGTTGTATTAACAGTAGCTGCGCCAGGTTCACCTGAAAGGTTATCAAAGAACTTAAATTTCTTATCAGTTGCATCTCTGAATATACCCGCAAGTTTTTGGGTACCATCGTTATAATGTCCAATTGATCCCAGATCAATAGAATCCGAGGGGTTGCCGTAACCCAATTGAATTAATGGATCAGTTATAATTAATGTATTTGCATAGAATCCAACTACATTTCCAACAACATTTAAGTTGCCGGTCAAGGTCATATTATTGAATGTTACGTTAGATGTTGTATCTACATTTTGGCCGATGCTTATAACGCCGGTTGTATTATCGTAATAAACACCTGTACCATTTGATAATGTTGATCTTACACGGGCATTGGTATAATATAGGTTGCTATTAGTCTCAAGTACATTAGCGGTATAGAGGTTATTCCATATATTCGACGTAATCGATTTTGTAGTAACATTTGAGTTTGATGCAAGAGCTTGAACTGATAGTGCGCCACCTGAACCAGATGTAATCTTTGTAGCGCCAAGTGTTATTGAGAATCCAGATAAATATAGATCTTTCCATTTTTTATCTGGCGCGCCTAAATCATGCGCTTCATCTGTATCAGGAACAAGATTTGTATTAATAGATGCAAATCTGTCAGTAACGTTTGCATAAACTCGATCATTAGTATAATATAGATTTGAAGCAGATTCAATTACATTAGCAGTTGTTAAATCAACTACATTTGCTTTTAGTCTTAAATTTGGTTCAACCTGTGCATTAACTCTTGCATTGGTATAGTATAGATTGTTTAACTCTTCGACATTAGCAGTTGTTAAATCAACTACATTTGCTTTTAGTCTTAAATTTGGTTCAACCTGTGCATTAACTCTTGCATTCGTGTAGTATAAATTGTTTAATTCTACAACATTAGCAGTTGTTAAATCTATTACATTTGCTTTTAGTCTTAAATTAGATTCTACTTGTGCGTTAACTCTGGCATTGGTATAGTATAGATTGTTTAATTCTAGAACATTGGAAGTTGTTAAGTCAACTACGTTTGCCTTTAAAGCCAAATTGGATTCAACTTGAGCATTTACTCTGGCATTTGTATAGTATAGATTGTTTAATTCTACAACATTCGCAGTTGTTAAATCTACAACATTTGCCTTTGCGTTTAATAAACCAATAACATTGGCGTAAACTCTTGCATTGGTATAATATAAGTTTGATCCTTCAGCAAGATTACTTGTTGTAAAATTACTAATTGATAATACCGTATTGGCCACAGTCGCCGTATTAGCATTCGATGCTGAAACAGTAGTTGGAATCCAAGCTGTCCCATTCCAACCCAATGCCTGGCCTGAAGATGGGGGAGTTGTTAATGTATCAACATCCGCTAGGACATTAATACTAGCAAGTGTTAAATTAGAAAATACTCTGGCATTGGTATAGTAAAGATATTGAGGTCTCTCAACTACAGTTATTGTACCTACCATTGAACCATGGATTTGACATATGTAATAATATGTTCCAGGAGCAATACCTGCAGTATCCCAAACTACCGTACCGATTGCAGCACCGTTATTGGTTACACCGGTAGTTACTGCGGATCCTGTGCCAGTTACTGCAGCAGTCTTTATCCAAAACGGGTGACCAGATGCATTAACAGTAAATGTTAAAACAGTTCCAGCTTCAGCTGTAATAGCTATATTATTTCCAGAACTGTACCCGGTAAACGCATAGGCACTAGCGCCAGAGTTAGTTACACCATATGTTCTATTGGTTAAAGTAGCAAAACTTTCTATAACATTGGCAGTGGTTAAATCTACTACATTAGCCTTTAACGCTAAATTAGATTCTACTTGTGCATTAACTCTGGCATTGGTATAGTATAAATTACCTGCAGTTTCTATAACATTTGATGTTGTTAAATCTACAACATTTGCTTTTAATGCTAAATTTCCGGTAATAGCAGAATATACTCTTGCGTTCGTATAATATAAATTATTGCCTTCTGTTAAATTAGCGGTGGTAAAATTACTTAATGTTAAAACAGTATTTGCAACATTGGCACTAATTGAACTCTGTACAATACTAATAACGGTGTTTGCAATATTGGCATATTCTGTTGCAGGAATATTGACACTGTTTGCTTCCCAAAATGAACCATTCCAGTAAAGAACTTGTCCCACTCCAGGATTATTTGCGTTAACATCTGCAAATACGTTAAGGTTTGCTAAACTTAAATTGGCATATACTCTTGCATTCGTATAGTATAAACTTGAACCTTCTGTTAAATTAGCAGTAGTAAAATTGCTTAAAGATAAAACAGTATTTGCAACATTGGCACTAATTGAACTTTGTACAACACTAATAACCGTATTTGCAATATTAGCATACTCGGTTGCCGGAATATTTACACTATTTGCTTCCCAAGATGAACCATTCCAGTAAAGAACTTGTCCCACTCCGGGGTTAATCGCGTTAACATCCGCAAATGCATTAATGCTTGCAGCTGTTAAATTAGCATATGCTCTGGCATTGGTATAATATAGTCGAGAACCTTCTGTTAAATTAGCAGTGGTAAAATTGCTTAAAGATAATACTGTATTGGCAGTTAATGCAGTATTTGATACAACCGATGATAATGCGGTTAAGGCATTAATTACACTAGGAACCCAAGTATTACCATTCCAAGCTAATGCGTCACCGTATGACGGGGCAACTGTTACAGTATCAACATCCGCAAATACGCTAATATTAGCCAAAGATAAATTGGCAAATACTCTATCATTGGAGTAGTATAGATTAGAAGAGCTTTCTATTAAATTAGCAGTGGTAAAATTGCTTAAAGATAATACTGTATTGGCAACATTTGCGGTCTGCGATGTATTAGCAAAATTAAGGGTGCCGGAAAAAGAGGTTGCAGAAATTACATTAGGTATCCACTTTACTCCATTCCAAACTAATGCATAACCGGTTTGAGGGGCAATCGTTACTGTATCAACGTCAACAAGAGCATCAATACTTGCCAATTTTAAATTAGCGTGAACTCTTGCATTTGAATAATATAAGTTAACTGCACCTTCAGGAATACTATCCGAATTGGGAATAATGTTGCCAAGGTTAATATTACTTAATGCTAATACGTTTGCTCTAATAGAACCGGTAGTTGCATTGTAAATTAAAGTATTGTCAGGAACGCTAATGGCAGATCTTGCTCTAGCATTTGTGAAATATAATTTTTCGCCTTCTGGAATATCGTCAGAAGTGCCAGAGAATGAAGTCTGTAATCCTGGATTAGAACCAACTAAAATCCAAGCATTACCTGAATACATTAAGAATGCAGAGTCGCCTGCTTTTCTCAATTCAATTGCCAAGTTATTTTGAATGTTACTAGATATTACGAACTGTCCGCCACCCGTAGATACTAAGTTAATAACTTTTAATTGACCATCTACACCTTTGGGTATATCTAAATAATTTCTACCGCCTTGGTCAATACTGACATTAGCTGGAGTAAATTCAACCGTTGCACCTGCATTACCAGGATTTCCAGTTCTAACAACACCTGGAGTATATTCTAGACCAAGTGTATTTGTTCCATCAATAGATGTTGAAAATCCAATTATATTACCAGCATTTGTGGGGTGGCTAACGTCAAACGTATATGCTGAGCCCTTGACAAAATACAATCCATCATTAAACGGTCTTAGGCCGGTTGTACCAACCCAACTTTCTGGAGCATGATTTAATGTCCCTGTTGCATTTGCACCAAGTGACAAATTGATCTTGCCATTTACATGCTGGACATAAATGGTCTTGAAGAATGGCGTACCATTTGCAAATTGTAAACCTCTACCGGAGGCAGATTTACCTTCAGTATACAAGTAGATAGTGGAAGGCAATACCGAGCCATTAGCAATGGCTGCAGTAGCGGCAGATACCCCGCCGAATAAATCGGTTCTAGTTGTGGTAATACTGACGGTGCCAATCCCTGTTAAGGATTGGACAGGTCCGCCAAAAAAGATATTACCTGATAATGTAGGATCTGTGATTGAAGAAAAGAGTGTTCCTGCTGAAACATTCTTGCTAGAATCATCTTGTACTAATAAGAATAGGTCGTTCTTATTAACTACATTGGCCGATACCAGATCCGATATTTTTACATCTGCCATTACTGTCCCTGTTAGTTAAAACTTAAAATAATATATTTAGATTTTAGCTATTTGGCAATATAGTGTTATCGTTAGCATCACCTTGCAATACACCTGTGGCATTAGCATTAAAGTTCTTTGAACTTGCTACTAATACTTCAACTTTGTTTCTTGTTGCGCCCTGAGTGGTAGTATATGTTTTATATGAAACCCAACCTGGTTGGCTAAACCCGTTTGCTTTATTACCAGCAACACCAACTTCAGTACGGTCAACACCGTATACGTTGGCCTTATTGGTTGTGTTAGGACCACGACCAGAAGCCATTGTAGTGCCACGCCCATTTGTTGTAATCCATTTTGGATCTTCTTGAATAGCAATATTGGCAGCTGCTACATTTGCGCCACGATATGCGGTATCAAGAATAATTGTATTGGATGTACTAATAGTTTCAATTCTATAGTCCACGTTTGCAATTACCAATGAATACCCGGCTTGAAAGCCATTCGCAGCAGTAACTGCAGCAGTGCTTGTAACAACTGTTGTGCTACCTAAATTAGCGCGTGCTGTTGCGCCAACTTCTCTTCTATCTAATTTTCCCCATGCTGACATTTTTGTCTCCCTGTTTTTATATTTATTGAAACACTATGGTGCTTATTCTTCTTTGGAAGATTTAGCTGTTTTACCTGGCATTGATTCCATGCGACGAACCGATCCATGGTGAATATATTTCTTACGTCCACCTTCTTTATCAGTCACAACATACTCAGCATAAGGTTCTCCGTTTTTAGTACTAAACTTATCGTTTGATACTGTGTTGCCCGCCTTGCGGTGAGCAGCTAACTTATCTTCAATTTCCATTCTAGTGAATGATTCAATAATCACATCTTCATAATTTTCTGCATATGCTTCTTCAGCAATAGCAACAATTTCTTGTTGCATTGATTCTTCATCTGTTCTAACAATAGATTGAACTGCTCTTAAGAAGTCACCATATGTAGGATTATCAGTAATTTCGATTGTAAAGTCATTATGCTTAACAATAGTTTCTGATATGCCTTCTTCAACTGATTCTCTCTTAATACCTGCAGCTGTTAGAGCAGCTGCTCTGTCAGCATAAGATTTAATATCAGGTGCAGCTTTTTTAATTGCTTTCTTAACTGTAGGCGATGCGCTGCTTTTGTTAACTTGTTTCATGGTAACAGTTCCAGCATTGCCCATAGTTCCTTCTTTGACTGCCTTTTGTTTTTTGCCCTTACGTAGCATTTCAAAATCTTTAGCAGTTAATTTATCTTTCTCTGGCTCATGCACATCTAATACTTGTTGATTAGGATGTAGTTTCTTTTCTTCAATTGATTCTGCATCTGCTTCAGCATGCTCATGCATCTTGCCTTTTTTAACTTTAACTGCTTCGGTTTGTACTTTGCGAACACCGTCAGCAAATTGTACTGTATACCAAGCAATATTTCCATTCTCATCTGGATCAGCATGTGCTTCTGAAATGCACTCGCCTTCACCATATAGATCGTGTTCAACGTGTGTTGCGCAGAAGTGAGCAGCATCTACTCTGCCTTCTTTGACAGTTGCGGCAATTTTATCGTTGTTAATGTCCGCGTCTTCTTTTCCAACCGCATCCATTTTTACTTCTTGAACTGGAGTTGGATTTGTAATTTGTCTGATTGATTCAAACAATTCATTTGTAATTCTTGTCATTCTAGGTCCTTTAATGAATTCTATTTATTATTTATGGCTAACCGAAATCATTTCTTTTTGCCAGCTAATCTTGATCGCTCTAAACTTCTAACTTTAGGAATCATTCTTACAACGAGTCCTTTTTGTCCTGCTAGAATATTAGATGCTTGTTTCTCAATTCTATCTTTTTCAGCAGCGGATAATTGTTTTTTATCTCTGCCTTTTAAAAGTTTTCTAATTACCATTTGTCTAGCAGCAACTTTTGATCTACGATTAATAACATCTGTAGATGATGCTCGTCTTAATTTTAATCTGCGAGCTTGTCCAACTGCTGTTTTTCTAGATTTAAATTTTTGCGATTTTTGCATTCTAGCTGTTGCAGAAAGAGCTTCATCTAATTCATTTTCAAATTCGTCGTCTGCATATAAATGCTCAATGTCTTCCCATTGTAGTTCTTCCACAATAGAATCTAATTCTTCTTCCGTTATATCGGTACTTAAAAATTCTTGAAAAGTAATCATTTTAGTGTTGCTTTTAGCATCCAAGCATGTTTCTGATGAGCGGCAATTCTATCTTGCAAGAAATTTGCCAAACCTAATTCGGATGCATTGTCCGCATCTCTATAAGAAAGCATTAATGAAGCAAGTACCATGCTGTTTGCATCCATTAAACTTTTAATCATTTGTAACGCTGGCATTACAGTTTCATCTTCAGTTACAACTGTAAGCCCTGAGAGTTGTTTTAATGATGTAGGTGTATATGCGTCAATTTGTCGAATATGCTCAGCAAGCAAATCTATAGATCCATATACTTCTTCATAGATACCACCAAACAAATCGTGATACTGTTTAAAATCAGGACCCTCTACATTCCAATGAAATGTATGAGCCTTGAAGTACATTGTAAACGCATCTGCCAATGTCTTCTGTAAAGATAATTGCAACAATTCCATATTATTCTGCCTGGCTAGCTTTCTTCATCATTTTATATGCGGATGACTTTTGCCCTGCAATCTTTGCCTGTGCTGCATGAACTTCTTGTCTATCAGCATCATGATATTTTGTAAATGCTTGATGTTGTGGATCTTGAATAAACGATTTGAATGATACCATACCAACTGGTTTGTCAGGGTGACCTTGACCAGCAATGGGCTTATCTATGCCATGAAATACATCTTTATTGTCTGTAAAGTTGACATCTCTCTCACTTGCTTCTTTGAGTTTCATTTTGTTTTCCTCATCTTTATCTTTTTGACTCTGTCTAATTGAAGATAAAGTCTTTGGTCGTTCTTTGGTAGAAGTATCTATCATTCTAGCACGATGCTTAACGTATGTTACTTTACCGGTTATTGGGTCTTTGCTTGGAATATATTCAAAATCTGCAGACGCAACATCTTCTTCTACACTGCCGGCGCCCACAACTGTTACTGTTGAGCCTGGATCATTTGCATATGTGCCATCTCTATGCATATTAAGGTCGGACATGGTTTTCAAATGTGTTTGCATATACAGTAAATCCTTATCTTCAACACCTAGTATATTCATTGTGTCATGTGCAATAGCAAACTTCATATTAAAGTCATGAATCATTTGATCATTCGCAAAGCCTTTTGCCTTTGCTTCTTTTTCAATTTCAAGATATTGATCTGTTGCCATAATTGCCTGCAAAACATATTTCTTTGGAAGTTCAACTCTGGCAATTAATTCTTTTAATTGAGCCGATGCACCAGGGCACGTATGAATAAATGATGAGGTATAACCATCGAATGTAACTTCCATTCTACTGTTGCTCATTTCAGACAATTGTTCTTTGGATAGGAACAATGCAGGGATTTGTTTTCCCTCAACATATGCTGGCTTATATGCGCCTTTGTATTTGATTTTTTCTTTTTCCTGAGGTCCGTCAGAAAATTTCTTGAAGTTTTGTAACTTTGAAGTCTTAGATAATTTGGGGCGTAGATCAACGTGTAGTCCTGTGCCTGCTTTTTCGCCAAATATTTCTTGTATGTCTTTTAGCCAATGTTTAGATGTATCGCCGTTTTCTTGTTGTATGGTAACGTATGATGAGCCTCTATATACGATCTTGCCCCGTGTCCCGTTAGTTGATTCAACTAAATCGTTTAATTTAAAAATCTCGCCTGCTATGTAAGACTCTCTTACTGGCACGCACATTCCTTTATCCTTACTGAATACTTCACCAACAGGACAAACAATCTTCATTTCAGGAGTCATACCGATGGCATGATCTGTGCCCGCAGGTGTTCCCCAATCAAATCTATTTGGATTTTCGTAATCTTCTTTAACCGCTTTGATATGGTTGGCAATTTCCTCTGCATGAGGATGTAATGCTTTAGGAAGACCAGATTTAAATTGTTTCATTTCACCTGCTCTGGCATGAGCACGGATCTTAGTTCCAGACATTCCCTCTACGCCTTCTGCATCAGGGTCTCTTTGCCCAGCTGAAACTACTTTAATTGATTTAAAATTGTAGTGGCCGTGCTTGCTGGCGACATTGTTATACTTGTTTAATGTTTTGTGATACTCATCCACACGATCCGAACCAGCCACCATAACCAAATGCTTATAGCCTTGGCCGTGCAATTTTGCTGCAGCGTGTAAAAAAGTTGGAGAGTCTTTAGAAGCACCTGATACCTTAGTGCCTTCAGGTGCTACGTGTTTTAGATATCCTACCTTGGCCTTGGCAGGAACAGGATCTTTTGATGTACCTTCAGAATGGGATGCTACAATATGTGCAGTAGCATTGTGCTCATCGGCAACGGATTTGACTTTATTAATGAGTTTTTCGTGTCCAACGGTAGGCGGATTGAATCGCCCAAAGGCAAAAGCTGCTGTTTTTTCAGGCGCTTCTGTGATGAATTGTTTAAAGTCCATGTGGTCCATTAGAATATAGTTGATACTTATTATTTATAAAATAAGGATGTTTGGTTTATCGGAGGTATAGGATAGGGGTGTTTTGGTTTAGGGGGATTTTTTTTAGGTTTGTGTTTGAACCAGCTCATCTTGCCTCCTTTTTATCCAAAGTTAACCAAAATTTATAGACAAACTATTGACATGATGTTATTATATGCTATGAGGCTCAGTGATAAGAAGCATTAACAATTCCACTTTCTTAGTGCTTTGTTAATTCTTGAATCAGGATCTCTAGCAGTCTCTGCAGATGTTAATCGCTTCTTCATTCCGCCCATACGAGCACAAAAAGATTTTCTTCTATTAGCTGCTTTACTTCCGGGCTTTAATTTAGATGGTTTAGTAGTTACAGCCATTTGTAGTTTTGAACCGGGATTTTCTCTACGATATGAAGCAACACCCTTAGCGTTTAATCCGCCTTCAGGATTCTTTCCCTCTTTGCGTTGCCAAGCTGCGACTTCAAATAGATCCTCATCTGAGATATCTTTAAGGTCTTCCCAAATCACATCTGAATCAACATTGTTTTCTTTTGCAATATCTTCGATCACATCTTCGATTAAGTCAAACAGTTCTTCCGCTTCTTCAACCTTAACACAATCATCTTTGCCGTTTGTTGTACCACTGTAACGATATCCATCCCAGCATGCTTTACCGTCGGCACCCTTGGCTTTGTCTTTTTTGGCTTCTGCCACGGTTTCTGACGCATTTTTAAAGTCTTGTTTGGATGGCGCGCCATCACTTCCAGGTGCACGCATACGTTCTCCGGATCCAGATTTGATTCGTTTGCGTTTTGCGTGAATGTTATCCCATAACCCGGGACGATTGCCTTCGTCAATGGATTGAATTTCTTCTATTAGTTGTTTAAATGTTTTCATTTTAATTTACTTTGTAGCTACATTAATTGCAGGGCCTCTGCGTTCTGCATTAGGATCTTCTCTGCGTTTTCTTGCGGCGGCTTTGGCTCGCCCTTCTTTTCCCAAACTATGCGCTTGACTTTGCGGTAAACATTTTGGTTTACCTTCAGTATCATCTTCTCTCGCACAATCTCCTCGTATTTTACCATCAGGTCCAAAACGAACCCATTTGTCTTTAAACCATTTGTTTAAATTTTCATCTACTTGTACAGTAGTATCTGCGATTGTATCTTCATTTTTACTAGAATTTCCCCAATTTGCCGCACCAACTTTGCGGCATTTAACTAACGCTCCGCTAGCATATGCTGAAGGCCAAACGCTATAGCGGCTTTTGACTTTATAATAGCAAGCATCTTTATTTTCATAAAGCAATTCTTCTCGTACTTGTTTAAATGTTTTCATCTTGGTCTTGCTGCAAAGTTAGCTGCACTAAATTCTGCTCTATCTACTAGTTTTGTGGGTCTGTTGTTTAATACTGCAACATGACCTTCGGGTTTAACTTTTTTACCATCAATACTATGATGAAATTTATAATCTGCATTTGACATGGTATTAACCAAAACATTTTTTGCATTTTGCAGATGTTTATGAATATCCAAAGTCTTTTTAAATGAATCTTTATTGGTATCAATATGATCTAACTTTTCATTCATATCCGCAGCTTTGTTTTGTTTGGCTTTATCGGTTTTAACTTTGTCAATGTCTTTCTGCAGAGAACCTTGTAGATGTTTTTTATAACCCTCTACCGATGGTATTGAGGTGTCTCTCACAGTTGAATTAATATATGTCTTTAATGATACGTCGTGACCTTCGAGATGATCGTAATTGGGTAAATCATTGTGAGCTTCAACTGCCTTTGCCATATGAGAATGATATTCTTGTTGAGCATCAGGGGTATAATGTGCAGTCTTAGGATCAAACTTAGTATCAACTACGTGCACATCTGGATGTGAATTAAATTTAGAAGTGTCGGTGTTATACTCAGCCTTCATGTTCTCAAGCGTATCTCCACGATATGCTGTATGAACTGCCACACCAAATTTAGCATCTTTGATCTTTTGCCCTTCTTCACTGCCCTTTTTAGCAGAGTATGTAATTGTGTTAGGCTTAAAATGATATGACCCGCCAGAGTCTGACACATCTTTATCCGACTTATTATACATTACGTCGCCTTGAAACACCCCTTCGTTGGGAGTTACTTTAGGCAAGTGGTATAGAGCTGCTTTTAATTTGGCAACAAGTCCGGGTGCGTGACCATGATTCTTTTCAATATCAGATTCTGTAAAATTTAATTTGGGATTCTTGTTGAATGCAGATTTGGATGCAACAAAGAATCTAGGAAACTCCGGGTGAGTGCCAAACACAATACTAGGCGAGCCATCATACTTTGTGGATAAAGATGCCTTTGATCTTTTGCCTAACAAAGCATTGTGTGTTTCGTTTAAAGTATTGAATACGTGCTTAAAGCCTTCTTCCCCTGCATTAATAGGGTGATCTTCTGCGTGTTCGAGGTGTGTTAACTTTTCCTCGTTCGCAGATTCAACTAAGTATGTGCCAAATGATAACATTAGAAATTACTCGATGGTGTGAAGTTATATACTTGGCTTGAATATGCCCCGTGTGATTTGGGTTTTGCCCCAATTCTAACGATTGGAATATGTGTCCCATCTTTTTCTTCTTTGTGTACTGTTACTGCAGATGTGGAACGATGAACCGCATATCTGGTCTTCTTATCTGTTAATACTGCATTTAACGGAGAATCGCTACCAGGCTTAACAACAGCATGAACCTTATTCATTTCCTTACCGTGCCCTGTTGCCTTGATCCATGGCATACCTTCGGAAGATACTAGATTGCTATGCAACCATTTTCCAATATGTGCGTGACCTTTAGGGCCCAATGATGCAAGGTGTCCTAATTGTATTTGCAATTCGCGTGCAGTTTCTTCATTATTCTTTTTAAACTCTACATTCATCTTTTTGCCGAGTTCATTAATTTCGGGTTTTCCTGTTTCAGGATTAACTGATGTAACTCTAGCTTTTCTTGAATCGCCTTTAGTAGACTTATCTGGCAGACCTTCTAATTTATATTTTTTGAGAATTGCTGCTCTACCTTCTTGAGCAATTTCATTTGCTCTAGATTTTCTTGTTGCCGGACCACTTGATAAAAATTCATCTTGTCCCGCAACACCTGGATTTTTTGCAGTAATATTGCCAGAAGATTTGCCCGTTGACTTTGCGGACACTCCCATATATGTTTCAGCTCCATCGGGGTGATTTAATTTTAAAGTAACATCTGATGGATTCTCTTGTCCGTCAGTATGAACACCTTTTGTAAATCTAGCAATATCTCCAGGTTTAGCAGTTCTACCCACATCTGTAACTGTTGCGCCAGGATGATGTTCGTCGATATGTTTAATAACTCCTGCTGCCATTGCTTTGCCGTGAGCTTCTCTAATGGCAATTTGATCTGCATCTTTGCCGCTAGACAATTGAATCATCTCATCGTTGTATGGCTTTAATTCTTTTTTATGTTCGGCAGCACCAAATGTGCCTGCTTGCTTGTGTTTATGGTTGATCATCTCTTTTGCCAGAGCAACTTCAGCTACTTTGCCTGCGGTATCCGCATCTAATGATGGCGCGGCCGCTTCCATAATATTATCATGCTTTACTTCTTTTCCTGCATGGACTAATTCTTCTTTGCTTAGATTAGAAGAGTGAGGAAAAGACACAATCTTTGTAATTGCACCTAATGTATTGTTATGGAAAATTGCTGTTTTATGATCACCGTCTCTAAAGACATGCACATGCACATCGTGTCCATCTTCTGTTTTATATTGGTGATAGGGTGTTAGATTTGAGAAATCGTGAGATTCGACAAGCGCCCTATACGCTTTGAATGAAAGTCTTGCCTGCATTTTTAGTCCATTGAAACGAATTATACTTATATTTATATAAATTAAAGTTGCGGAACTCGTAGGAAACCGGCGATTAACGCCGGCTTTAGTGTAAATTAGATGTTTTTATGCCATGCTTTAATTACCGGATGTAGTATATCATCAGTATAATCCATCTTCATGGTGTTAACAATTGCCAGAATAATCTGAATATTGCCTTTGACATACCCTTTTTTAGAGTTAATACGATCTACGCTAGGACGGAATGGATTTCTATTGCCCTTTGTGCCAAGTTCCATACTAAAAGGAAGTTTAGTGACGGCACATTTACCTTCGCATGCGTCGAACTTGCTCTGAATATATTGGGGAGTAAGATTAAACGTCATCTTACGACCTTTTTTCTCATGAGCGGCAACTCGATTCTTTAGAGCAACGTATTCGGTAATACCGAATTTTTCAGGCGATGCTTTCTTTGCTCTATTCGCAATACGAGTTTTGACTCTAATTGCCGCTTTTTGCTCAGGAGTCAAGCTTTCTTTTTTCTTTTGATAATCCCATTTACCAAATGCTGTAGCAATGGCATCCTCATCTGCAGTAAGTGGTCTGGCATCTAAACGTCTGATCTGATGTAGACGTTTTGCTTCTTTGCGAACTTTGGGATCTTCAAAATTATACATATCCATCCACATTACTTGCGTGATTAGGTTGAGTGTGATTACCGTAATCTACTTTATGAATCATTTTCTCAGCAAGATGTCCGTTCATACTGTCTTTTGCAATTTGATAAAATTCTTTAGTAGTAATTTCTCGTGTTGATACAATGGTCTCGCCTAAACATTTTTGGTCTAGTTCTTGAGCTTCTTGCATAACTACTGTGTCTTCAGCGTGTTCTGCTGACTCACACTCAATGGCATAGTAATGACGAAATGTAGTAATAGTTTCAACGATAAATAGTGGCATGATATACTTTAAAATTTATTCCGCTTACGCCATGCGGAAACACTTTATCGAATGTGGCTCGAATGGTAGAAGTGTTCGACTAGTTTAATTAAATACTAGTGAAAGCATCGCTACCCATAGTAGCATAAGCTGCTGCTACCATTGTGCGGGATGGGGTACCCAAGCGATATGCTGTTTTACCATTCTTAGTAGAATTGGTATAGATTGCGTGACCTTCAGAACGAAGCTCACTGATACGAGGACGAACGCTGCCCTCAGAAGTGCCAGTCAAACCTGCTAATTGGGCGGGTGTGAATTGACGACCAGACAAAAGAACTTTTAATACACGGTCTTTAACCATATAATATCTCCATTAAATAAAACAGTCGCTTCAAAATATATCAGTAACGGCGACCTTTCATTACTGTATATAACTATTATACAGCATTTAGCTGTATCTGTCAAGCACTTAGTTAGCCTTTTTGTGGCTTCCTGACCTTATTCAAATATTCTCTACCAATTAAACCCCGCTCAATTTCATTCAAAGCAGTTACAATTGGCTTATGATGTTTTGCATCAATTTTTGGTGCATATCCTTTGCGCAATTCTCTGGCGCGAGCTGATGCAATTAGCACCAGATCATATCGATTACCTACCATGTTAACTGCATCTTCTGATGTGATTTGATTTGACATTATGCTACCTTTACGATTTCTTTTAAACGATCTGCACAGTATGTTGCCGCGAATGCTTTTGGTTTGACAAAAGGAACCACATTACACATACCCTTAATATACCCAATGGCTTCACCTACAACGCAAGAAGAGCCAAACATTTCATCTGGGTTAATATCTAAATGAACTTCAATTGGTCTATCATCAATTAGTTTTTCCAATTCAAGATATAAATTTGCAATTTTGATTACTTCATTCATCAAACGCATACGGGGTTTGTTTTTACGCTGGTCATAATCTTTTTCGGTTTGAACTTCTCCAAAAATTTTACAACCATGCTTACCATCAATATGAACTACAATTGCCAAAGTATAATCGGCAAACCACATATCATTTTTACGGAAACGTTCTGAATCGCAACCAATATAAATTTTTGTATCTGGACCTTGAGCATCAATATACTCTTTAATTTTTACGAAATCGAATTTCATTTTTATTCCTGGAGCGGGGTAGGAGAATCGAACTCCTCGCTTTAGCTTGGAAGGCTAAGGTATTACCACTATACGAACCCCGCATTTACAATATTACTTCATTTGTCTTGCGCATATCTGCACAAGTATACTCCTGATAACTTGCCTTTAAAATTTCTGGCATCGGAATAATTTCAATCTCCGCATGATATTCTTCTGCAACCATATCCGCAACATCATAAAAACTCATAGTTTTACCTGTGCCCATATTAAAGATTCCAGATCTACTTGATTCTAAAAACTTTAAATGATAATCCACAATAGATTTCACATGAACAAAATCTCTACGATAATTTTCACTATTCTCAAATAATTTAATCTTACCTGTTTCTATGGCTTGTTTCTTAAACTGAGCAAATGGGCTTGCCTGATTGCCTTTATGTTCTTCACCTTCCCAAGCCCATACATTAAAATATCTAAATCCTTGCACAATGGGACTATCATGATGATGTTGTTTTACATATCTTTCAAACAAATACTTTGACCAAGCATAAGGCGTTCTTGGATCCAACGGAGAATTTTCACAAAACTCTTTATTCAATCCATACACACTAGCAGAACTAGAATACTGTAAATTAACTCCGAATGTTTTACACTCGTCGTATAAGTCCATGGAGAATTCGTAATTTTGTCTTAGTACTTTATCAATATCTTTTTCGGTTGTTGAACTGATGGCACCAGCATGAATAACCCATTCAAAATCCATAACGCCGGGTCTTACGCCATCGTCAAATTCATACGTTTCAACATCATCACCTCGATCACGCAAGGCCGTCAATAGTCTAGAACCAATAAATCCTCTATGACCTGTTAGTAATATTTTCATTTGAAATATACCTCGCTGTTTACAGCTTTATCATCAATCCAAATATCATAAACGGGTTTATAAAATACTAGCTTATGGTATTTTGCTCCCCATTCTGTCATCTGTTTTTTAGTTAATTCTGATCTATCAACTCCAGAAGCAGAACCTCTAGCTGTCCAATAAGTTATTTCATGTCCTTCATCAAATAACTTATTAATTTTTTCAATTCTATCTTTATGTGGTTGTGTTTTATCATAATTCACACTCTTATCATCATTAAGAACAACCGAACAGATTGTTCCATCTATATCTACAATGTACTTCATGCCTGACTATCTCCAGGTGCAACTCTATAATTATCTTCTACCGAATCCGGTGTACTAACTTCAATGATAGTACCTTCTTCCTGACAAACCAATTGATGAGGTAAGCATGGGGGATTGTGCCAAGTATCGCCTTGCTTAAGATACTTAATTTGTTCTTTGGCTGTTTTGGTATCAATCCATTTAACAAAGAATAACCCGTCAAGTACATACCATGATTCATCTTTTTCAGAATGAAAGTGCATACTAAATTTTGCACCTTTGTTGAACTTCATCAACTTGCCGCAATACTTATCGTTAGTAGCCCAGATTAATTCGTGACCCCAACCTTTTTTAACAAACCCCTCAAGCCTCATTTATTTCTTCCCATGTCGGTGCATATACTCCGATATGCTTTACTGTAATACTAGCTGCAATGTTGGCAATCTCAATTGCCTTTTCCATATTGTTTGTCTTTAAGAATTCAAGAACCAACGCTGAAAGAAATGTATCTCCAGCACCGCAAACATCAAACACCTCGGTGTGCGGTGCGGAATATTGTTGATCTTTATATTGTGCCCCATATCTACCCATAGTTACAATTAACTCTGTAGGTAAAGTCTTGGCCAAACTATTTTCTAAACTATTAATTTTAACGATTGCACCTTCAAATCTTTTAAGATCCGTTTTCTTTGTATCAATAAAAACTGGACCTTTAAAGTCTGCAATTAATTCTTCGACCATCTCATAACTAATTGTTCCCTTATTATAATCGGAAATCACTATTGCGTCATATAATTTTGGAATACTTGTATCAAAAACAAATGCATCAGATAAAACATCATTATCAATTCTAACAATATGTTGTTTGCTTTTAAGGTCAACCAATCTAGTTTTTGTAGAAGTTTCTCCGTGTAGGAATGTAACATCTGCACCAAGTGAAATTAGATTATTCTTAACATTGCCCGCCATGCCTGCTCGTTTTTCTTCGTGAGAAAATTTGAACACAGGCACAGGTGCTTCAGGACTGATACGATCTACTGCACCATACTGATAAACATCAATACAATTATCACCGAGTAATAATATTTTGAATTGTTTTTGTTGTTGAATATCCATTTACCAAATCCACAAATCTAATCTCTTTACAATATTGACTTCCCACAATAGGCTTATCTTTATAATCACTACCCTTAACCATTATAGGCGAATACTGTTTACAAAGCATTTCTAATTCTTCAGCTGAATCAAATATATGAACAGCATTAACTGCTCTTAAATTTTGTAACAGATGTTTTCTATCATCTTGATTATTAATAGGTCTACTATCACCTTTTAATTCTTTAACTCGTCTATCCGAATCAATACAGACTATAAGTTGTTGACCACAACCTCTAGCATAATTAAGTAATTCAATATGTCCTCTGTGAACAATATCGAATGTGCCGTTGACAAGAATATTAATCATATAAAATGGTGCGCTCGGAGGGACTCGAACCCGCGACCAAGGGATTATGAGTCCCCTGCTCTAACCAACTGAGCTACAAGCGCAACTTTTTAAATTACTTCGTAATCTTCTTTGCCTACACCACACTCTGGGCAGGTAAAGTCTGCAGGCAAATCATTCCATTTACCTTCGATTGTTTCATCGTGTTCGTGACCACAAACTACGCATACGTGTGTTTCACTCATATTATTTGCCTCCCAATAGGGCTTGTTTAAATTCAAGACTATTTAACAAATCTTCATATGCTTTTGCATGACGTTCTTCAACCTTTGCCAATGCTGTAAATCTCTTCTCAGCTTTTTGCATAATTTCCATAAATTGAGCAGCGTGCTCTTGTGATTCTGAAATCTGATGGTCAATCTCTTTTGCGGCAAATGCATTACCTTCTTGCTCAGCTTGCGCTTTGAATGTAGGATACATTTTAGTGAACTCGTATGTTTCACCCATAATCGCTAGTTGCAAACACTCTTTGGTAGTTGGTGTGCCTACTAGCAAATCCAAATGACCCCATGCGTGTTTAATTTCTTGATCTGCAGTATGCTCAAAATGTTGTGCAATATCTTCAAACCCTTCGTCACGAGCAATACGTGCAAAGTAACGATATTTAATATGAGCCATAGATTCGCCGGCTAAGGCACTTTCTAAGTTTTTTAATGTAATTGACATAATTTTCTTTAATATAAAAATGGTGCGCCAGGTGGGACTCGAACCCACAAAACTCGGATTTTAAGTCCGATACCTATACCAATTCGGTTACAGGCGCCTTGTTCTTTTTCCAACCTTTAGGTTTCCCACCTTTTCGATTTAATGCAATATTTCTTTTATGTTCGTCTGACTTAGGTTTACCTTTGTTGCCAGATCCATTTGTATTACCAACTTTACTATTCATAGCACAAGCTTTTTCATACCCATATTTTTCAACTCGTCTTTCCCAGGGAGAAATGTGAGTACCAAATTCTTTACCATCAATTATGATATTATCATAATCAGTGCCCCAATATAAATGTTTAGGATTACTACATTTACCATTATTGCACGCATGACATAAAAGAATTCTTCCCGATGGTATAGTTGTATCTAAATATTCTGCAAGAACACCTTTATGATTTGTAGAATTTCCACCTCGTTCACAACATTCTTCAGTTAAATCTAAATGCGATCTGCGAACTTCTCGAGATTCTTTTATAAACTCTTGTACATCTATCATATACTCTCCTTTATTATTATTTATAATAAACGGAAAGTTAAGGTGTGTCTTTGTGTCTACCTATTTCACCACTCAGGCGTTTGGTTATCCTCGGTAGTCTACATCTATTTCCGACCAAGTACGCAGCTTATCGAATTTTCTTTGTTTAAACTGAATTACATTACTATAAGAAATAACTTTGTGCGAATCTAGCAATTCAATCATTGCGAGAACATCGCCCAATTCTTCTTCAAGATGGTTTGTATTTGTTTTGCTTGGGGTATTTGGATGTGTATCAAACAATCCGAATCGAAATACTTTCGATGTTGCTTGAATTACTTCTGCGCATTCTTCTTGTAAAATTTGAAGAATAGCGGCTTGATCTTTGTTAAGTTCATTCATATTGTCACCTTAAAAATATATTATAACAGAATACGTGTTATATGTCAAGCATATTCGTAATTTACGGTATCCAAATTCTTTCTAAACTCTGTTGCACCATTTTTCAAATGGAATCGTTTTGCCATTTCAGTAGGTGGGCTTAGTGTAACAAATCTTTTTATACTTGGACGAGTACTTGTTATATGGTCTCTGGCTTTAAAGATAAGTTCGCGACCTGCACCTGGAGTATAACTCCATATTGTGTAGAATATGACGGTATCTGGTTCAGCGGGTTTGAAGAAAAGTTCCTCGCAGGTTGTCGGGATGCTGTCCATATAGGCAACACATACTACTGCTTGCGGTTTTTCATCTTTGAGGAGTATGAGAACTTCCCTATTTTCGGTGATTCGAAAAGCGACGGGAATCTCAGGGCGGACGGGGTCGTCTTCGATTACTCGAAGAATCGGATCATCTAAATTTTGTGGTTTATATATCATAACTAAGTCCCGTTGTCAATTATATTTATACAGGCCATAAGGGGTTATTTAAATTTTTCAAACTTTATTTTTGCCGATAAATATAAAAACTATTTTATCTATTATGAATCCATACGAAGAACTTGGCGTTTCAAAAAATGCATCTACCGAAGACATAAGACAACGGTATAGGACACTTGCGCAATTTCATCATCCTGACAAAGGAGGAGATGAAGAAGTATTCAAACGCATAAAACTTGCATATGAAATTCTAAGCGATTTTATTCGTAGAAAAGAATATGATAAAACAGGAAATATTTTAGAATCTCGTGGCACCAGAGGTGAAGCGCTTGAACGTATTGCTCAAATGCTATTTAGTATTGTTCCAAACTTTAATCCAGAACATGATAATTTAATTGTACTAATGACTAACGAAGTCATAGCTGTCAAAAATGGGGTGATGCAAAATATAGATAGTTGCAATAATCATTTGCAAAAACTCAGTAGGGTTATTGAACGTCTTTCTATTAAGACTGCGGATGAGAATATCATATTGCAGTTCCTAGAAAAGCATGTGGAAATTCGCAAACAGGAGAATCTAGAATTAAAAAGAAGACTAGAAGTCTGCGATGTTGTTATCGAAATATTAAAAGACTACGAATATGGGCTAATTAGCTTGCCCGATATGTAATGGCGGAGAGTGTGGGAATCGAACCCACTCACCGGTATAAGCCGATGACAGATTAGCAATCTGCTGCATTACCATCCTGCCCACTCTCCTATATGGCGGAAACGGTGAGATTCGAACTCACGGATCCTTTCGAATCGCTAGTTTTCAAGACTAGAGCCATAGACCACTCGACCACATTTCCTAAATTCTTTTTTCTTCCACTCGTCGTAACGAATCTTTTCGGATTAGAAATTTTCTGCTATTCTCGATTCGCCTAACGTGCAAATACTCTACTCCATCAATCAATTGTACATTCTTTAGATTATCACAATAAAACTTTTCAGTCTTATTGAATTGATTTTCAAATATAACTACTTTCATATTTGCTCCTTTAAATGGCCGGCCCGGAGAGACTCGAACTCCCAACCTCTGGTTTCGAAGACCAGCACTCTAATCCATTGAGTTACGGACCGTTTGGCAGAGGGTACAAGAATCGAACTTGTGATCTCGGAATCAAAATCCGATGTTATACCATTTAACTAACCCCCAACATTATTCTTCTTCAATAACAGCAAGAACATCTTCTTCATTAATAATGCCTAAGAATTCTTCGCCATTTTTGAATGGTTTTACTTTGCTCCACGACAAGTAAATTTTATCGCCAGCTTTTACTTCTTGAACATCTGGCCCTACAGAAACAACAATACTAATTCTAGTATCATTAGATGCAAGTGCACCTTGTAGGATAATACCACTTTCAGTTTCTTCAGGAAGTTTTTCTTCGCGAATAACAATACGATCATGCAATGGAATAAAGTTCATAATTTTCTTTCTAAAAAATAAGTGGTCCGGCGACCAGGAATCGAACCTGGATTGATAGCTTAGAAGGCTACTGTTCTATCCATTGAACTACCGCCAGATGTTTTGGTGCCGACTATCGGATTCGAACTGATGACCTATCGCTTACAAGGCGATTGCACTACCACTGTGCTAAGTCGGCAAAATTTATTATAACATACTCGACATCATATGTCAAGCATTATTTGGCATCCCCCAAGAGACTCGAACTCTTACTAACGGTTTTGGAGACCGTGGTGCTGCCATTACACTAGGGAGAAATAATTTGGTACGCGGTGACGGGTTCGAACCGCCGACATTCTGCGTGTAAGGCAGACGCTCTACCAACTGAGCTAACCGCGCAAATGGTGGTGATAGTAAGAATCGAACTTACACCGGGCAGCGTATGAAGCTGGTGCACTACCGTTATGCTACATCACCGGAAGATTGGGAGTGAGAGTCGAACTCACATTACGCGGCTTATACATCCCCGTTTCTAACCAATTGAAATATCCCAATCTAATCTGGGCAGAAGTATGGGAATCGAACCCATATTAACGGAATCACAATCCGTGGTGTTAACCGTTACACTAACAACTGCATATTGCCATATAGAAACACTCTTGTTTGGATTCGAACCTTGTTCTAGTATTGTCTATCTGCGCTTCCCACAGTGCTGACAAGAATGTTTTTATATGGTACGAGTAGGGGGATTCGAACCCACGACCAATAGATTAAAAGTCTACTGCTCTACCAACTGAGCTATACTCGCATTATGTTGCCTTCGCAAAGCTTTGTTGCTTTTACGATGGACTCCCGCTTTGCGTTGTAAAGCCAAAACAACGAAACGGTTACGTTGCTTGACGATCATCTTATGTTTCATAACTGCTCCTTGTTAAAAATTAAAAATGGTGGAGATGATTGGGATCGAACCAATTGTGACGTGAGTCGGAAGATTTACAGTCTCCTGCCATACCATTACGGCGGCATCTCCAAATTTGGCTGGCCAACCTGGGCTCGAACCAGGGACAT